GATACTTTTGTATTTCAAGGTGATAGATGTGACGAAGATCAAGCGTTAAAATTTCCCAGGACAAATTACCAAGTAGATAGAGTTGAATTAAGCTGTTCTACTATTCCTTTAAACATTAAGTATGCACAGTATGAATTAGCTAGAGCTTTAGCAAATGATACTGATGCTATTACAGGAACTACTGGTAAAGATGGTAACTTTGAAGAGGTTGCTTTAGGTGAGCTTCGAGTTAAATACAATACAGCTAGTCAAGGAACTGGATCTGTAAATAATATTATGGATGTCTACCCGTGGTTACAAAGTTATCTTGGTGCCTATATGCTCGGTGGAGCAGGAACTTTTCAAATGAGAGTAGTTAGAGGATAATGGCAGGTCAACTAGATTCAGTATTTAAAAATGTTGCTAAAAGTGTTGTTGCAACTTTAGGTGATTCTTTTAATCACACAATTACTTTTATTAAAAAAGGAGTTCAAGAGTATGACGTAGATAATGGTGAACTTGTGAGCATAAATACAACTTATTCAGATATTAAAGTTCCACTTGAATTTATTCAATCTGAGGAAGAAGAAGGGCAAGAAATTAGAAGAGCAAAACTTTACATAACTCCAGATTTGATTGGCGACAATCAAGTTACGTTTCAAGATAAAATAAAACTTACTTATGATGGGCAGTTAAGAACTGCACAGATTTATGACATTAACACTAAAAAAGGCAGCCAAGTCTATCTTTACATTGTCATGGTGCGTTTTTAATGGCTAGAAAAAAAGATTTAGTAAATAGTGATCCTGCTGCTGATCTTGAAGCTCAAATTAATGCTGATTTTAATACTGTCATAAGAAAAGCTCATAAAAGTTTGTCAACTAAAACTCATAGTCCTGTGTACACAGGATTTTTTGCTTCAAGCTGGAAGGTACAGACAACTGGTGTTAGACCTAAAGATGATATTAGAAACTTTAAACCCTGGTCTAATATTAAAAAGAATAGTACTAAGTCAATTAATGGTAAATGGGTTAGCACAAGACCAAGCAATCCAACTATACGAATAAGGTATCCAGTTACTAGAACCTTTAATATTAATAGACCTGTTTTTATTGGAAACAGAGCAACACACGCTGCTTTTGCTTTAGAAGGTGGTAAAGTTCAAAATTTCATACAAGGTCGTTTAGGTAAAATTATTAAAGACACTATGAAAGAAAAGAAAACTAAAGGTAGAATATTTTTACAAGCAAGACAAAGTCCTGGTTTTGGTAGTATCGGTAAATCAGCATCATCTACGGAGCTTAACTTATGAGTTTAAAAAATACCCGTGCTGCATTTGAAAAAGCGGTTACTGATGCTGTTTTAGACGATGACCCAACCATATCAATGGTTTATGACAACTTAAATTTTAATACTCCTGGACAAGAACAAAAATATGTAGTGATGAATGTAAATTATTCACAATCTACTATTCAGCCTCATGGTGCTGCTTTAGATTATTATTCTGGAGTTATTCAATGTAATATTCATGTTCCTAAAAATGTTGGGACAAAAGTATTAATAGAGATTGCAGAGAAAGTTATAGATGGATTAACTTCCGTAAATGCTTCTGATTATACTGATACTTTTTCAGTAAAACCTAGAGTGCAAGATATGGTAGGACCAAGTTTATTAGATATTGAAGAAAGAAGTCATTTTGTTGGCGTAATATCTTGCCAATTTTCAGCCAATGCCTAGTATAATAGAATAGCATTGTATTATTTATGACTAGAGCAGTTGAACTTTTAAAAAATAGTTTTGGTGTAAGCCAGCTATATCAACATGACGTAGTAAAAAATGGAACACTAATTTTAAGTGTTTACTGGCATCCTCTTACTATTGCTGAAAGAGAATCAATAACAAAAAAATCAGATGCTAACGATCCAAATGATTTTGCATTGGCTTTAATGATTACAAAAGCATTAGATAAAGACGGTAACAGGCTTTTTCAAGATGGTGATAAAGCATCTCTGAGAAGAGAAGTTGAAGCAAATATTTTGCAAGAAATACAATTAGCAATGATAGAAGCTGGTCAAACTAAGGAGGTATCAGAGGCTAAAGCCGACTTGAAAAGCTAATAACGATTGGAAGTTTATTTTTTCATTAGCTAAAGAATTAGGTAAAACTGTTGCCGAATTATCAGAAACTTTAACGGTAGAAGAAATGATAGGTTGGGCTGCTTATGCAGAAATTGAACACGAAGATTTTGAGAAAGCACAACAAGAAGCACAAAGAGGTAGTGCTTTGAAAGGGAAAAGAGGTAGAATGAAATAAATGTTTTGATTTTAAGAAGTGGCTAATTATGAAGTCAATTTACAAGTAGCCCTAAAAGGTGCTGAAAAAATAAAGAAATTAAGAACAGAGACTAATCTTTTATCAAAAGAAATTAATAAGTTTAATAGAGTAGTTGATAAGAAGATGGGTAGGAAGAAGAAGGAAGGTAGTTTTGTTCAGAGTTTTAATAATTTATCAAAAGAGGTAAGCAATGCTAGATCACAACTTAATAAAGCTGCTATTGGTACGGATCAATTTAATAAGGCAGTAGAAAATGTAGTAAAAGTTGAAGAAAAGTACAATAAGCAATTAAAAAAAAGAGAAAGAGCGTTAGCAGTACAAAGAGTTGCACAAAAAAAAGGAATTTCGCTTGCAAAAGCAGAATTAGTAGTAGAAAGAGAATTAGCAAAAGCTAAAGACGCAACAGCTAGAAAAGAAAGAGGCAAAAGATTTGGTCAAACTATATCTAGTGCAGCTATTGGTGGAGCCTTCCCTTTATTATTTGGGCAAACAGGAGCAGCAGCAGTTGGTGGTGGACTTGGTGGACTTGCTGGTGGAGCTATAGGTGGACAGTTTGGTTTTGCTTTATCTATTGTTGGTACTGCTTTAGGCACAGCTATTGATAAAAACGATAAATTTAATCAATCATTAGCTGCTTTAAACGTTCGTTTTTCAGATGTTAGTGTTGGTGCTCAACTCACGGCAAAAGATATAGATGCAGTTGCAAATCGTTTTAAAGTTACAAAAGAAGAAGCTTTTGGATTATTAGGAGCTTTTGCTCAATTTGGTTCAGGCCGTGTTGCGAAATCTTTAACAGAGATTTTTGGAGCCGATTCAGGAGCGTTTGATTCTTTAGCTAGTGCAAACAGACAAGCTGAATTAGCTAATCAAATTTTTGAAGCTAGAACAAAAATAGGTAATGAAGTCGCTACACAATTATTAAATCAGAATTTAATTGCTGATAGTGCAACTATTGAATTAGCATTGGCAGAAGCCAGAGCAAAAGCAGAAAATGATATTGCTGTTGCAAAAGCAAAACAAATAAAATTTAGTGATAGAGCTAGGGATTTTGCTGAAGAGTTGTTGTTTAGAGGAGGTGGTGATCCATCGAGATATGGAGAAGGAAGAGCAAATAAATTACAGAAAGAGTTTGAAGAGGGTAGAAATAAGAGAATGAAAGATTTTAAAGAAGCGTTAGAGCAAGTAAGAGAAATGTTAGGTCTTGTTAATGAAGCAAACAGTCAGTTTGGACAATCTGGTCAATTAGCTATTTCTGCAATTACAGATAGGGTTAAAGATTTGCAAGATGAAATGTTGAAATTACAAAATCCAGTTTATCAAGTTATTACCTTATCTCAAACAATGGCTCAATCATTTGAAAGTTCATTTGAAGGAATTATTAGAGGAACAATGTCTATTAATGATGCATTTAGAAATATGTTTAATTCAATAGTAGATCACTTTATAAAATCAGCAGCACGAATGGCAGCGAACCAATTTCAGCAAGGTTTATTTAATATGTTTACTGGTTTGCTTGGAGGAGGAGGATTTAATGTTACAGGAGGAGCTACAAATACTTCTTTAACTACTGCACAGCAAGTCGCACAAGATACTGCTTTGTATAGTAGTTTAGGCTCTGTTAATACATTTCCTGCTGGCTCTTTTGCTAACGGTGGTTATGCTCAACCTAATAAATCTTACATCGTTGGAGAGCGTGGCCCTGAATTATTTTCACCTGGAGCTACTGGTGGTCAAGTTAGCCCAATGGGATCAACGAACATTGTAGTTAATGTAGATGCTTCTGGCTCGTCAGTTGAAGGTGATGAAGATAGAGGAAGAGAACTTGGTCGACTTATCTCGGCTGCGGTACAATCTGAATTAATACAACAAAAAAGACCTGGAGGAATACTTGCATAATGGCTACTTTCCCTTCAATAAAACCTACTTATGGGCAGCGTAAAAAATCTCAACCTAAAACCAGAACTATTCGTTTTGCTGATGGATACGAACATAGACTTTTATTTGGATTAGCTCAACATCAAAATCCAAAAGAATTTACTTTTACTTATGAAGTATCTGAAACTCAAGCAGATGAGATAGAAACTTTTCTTGATGCTCGTGCAAACGATAGTGCTAGTTTTGATTTTGCTGAAGGTTTTTTACCTGAAGAAACTGCTTCAAACTTTAAATTTGTTTGCGAAAGTTGGAATAAATCAATACCTTTCAATAACAGAGCTAAAATTCAAGCGACTTTTAGACAAGTATTTGAACCAGCATCATAATGACAGTTAATTCTAAGATATTTAGCAGTCTTCAAGACATTAACCCATCAGCAATTATTGAGTTATTTACGCTCCAGTTATCTACAGCATTGCATGGTGCAAATACAATTTATAGATTTCACGCTGGTAGTAATTTAAATGCAAACGGAAAAATAGTATGGGCTGGCAATGAATATCTTAGATTTCCTGTACAAGCATCAGGTTTTGCTTTTCAAAAAGGACAGCTACCTAGACCAAAACTAATGATTAGTAATGGAACAGGATTGATTTCATCAATACTTTTATCTGTTAATGAAGAAACAACTGGCAATGATTTAACAGGAGCCACAGTTACAAGGATAAGAACACTAGCTAAATTTATTGATGCTGTTAACTTTGCTGACGGGACAAATGCTACAGCAGATAATACAGCAGAGTTTCCTCAAGAAATCTATTCTATAGATCGCAAAGCAGCAGAAAACAGAGAGATTGTTGAATTTGAGCTTGCTGCTCCTACAGATCTTGCTGGAGTTCGCATTCCAGGCCGTCAAGCTACTCGCTCAATTTTCCCTGCTATTGGTACGTTTGTAGGATGACTTGGAAATACAAAGCACTACTTCATGCCCAACGTGAAGATCCTAAAGAGTGTTGTGGACTATTACTTAATATCAAAGGAAAAGAAAGATACTATCCTTGTCGTAATCTTTCGATGACAGATCATCAATGTTTTATTATCGACCCAGAAGATTATGTAAAAGCTGATAATGCAGGGGAAATTGTAGGGGTAGTTCATAGTCATCCAGTAACACCACCTACTCCTAGTCAGGCAGATAAGATTAGCTGTGAAGATAGTAATTTACCGTGGTATATTGTTAATCCCAAAACAGAACAATGGGCTTATTTAGAGCCTTGTGGATATAAACCACCATTATTGGGCCGTCAATGGGTATGGGGTATAACAGATTGTTGGAGTTTAGTAAGAGATTGGTATAAAGAAAATAAAAATATAGAGTTAAGAGATTGGCAAAGACCTACTACACCAGAGGAATTTTTAAAAGATCCAATGTTTGAAAGATGTGCATGGAGAACAGGTTTTAGAGAATTAAGACCAGAAGAACCTTTAGAGGATGGAGATTTATTATTTATGAGTATTTTAAATCCAGGATTAAATCATGTAGCATTATTTTTTGAGGGAGATGTAATTCATCATTTAACCGATAGACTATCTTGTAGAGAGCCATATTCTGAGTGGTTGCTAAAATGCACAGGAAAGAGGTTACGTTATGCTTCGTAAAATAAAATTGTATGGCGAACTAGCTAAATTTGTAGGCCATAAAGAATTTGAAGTTAAGGCAGATACAGTAGGTAAAGCAGTAAGTTTTTTAGTGCATAATTTTCCAGAAATTCAAAGTTACATGAGTCCTAATTATTACCAAGTTAAAGTGGGTAATTATGATATTGAAAAAGAAGAAATACATTATCCAGTAGGAAAAGAAGATATACACTTTATACCTGTAATTAAAGGAGCAGGAAGAGGTCTAGGAAAAGTATTATTGGGAGCAGCTTTGATAGGTTTAGCTATTGCCATGCCTGGTGCTCAATTTACTGGATTAGGATTTCAAGCTGCAACAGGGTTTAGTGCGTTTCAAGCAACAGTTGGAAATATCGGAATCGCATTAGCTTTATCAGGAGTATCTGATATGTTATTTCCTTTACCAAAACCACAAGAATTTAGTTCGGAATCTGATCCCCAAGTATCTTTTAGTTTTAGTGGAGTTCAAAATACATCAAGAGCAGGTACTTCCGTTCCAATAGTGTATGGTGAAATATTTACAGGAAGTGTTGTAATAAGTGCAGCAGTTGACACTAATCAGGTAGAAGCATGACAGACGAGTTTAAAATCATTCAAGGTGCTGGTGGTGGTGGACCTAAACCCCCTCCCCCTCCGTATCGTGCTCCTGATACTTT